GCGGAACGCGACGGGGCCGCGACAGAGGTCACGGCACTGACATCGCTGCGCAACCGCCTGCTGGCGACGATGCCGCCGACCTTTGCCCGGCGTGCCGAGGTGGATGCCGAGGCGGTGCTGGAAGCACGGGGCCACGCCTGCCGCCCCGGACCCCGCGCGCAGTATTCTGCCCATGTTCTGAGCGTGATCGACGCTGCGCTGAAAGGCCCCTTCACCATGCAGATCGACTATGCGGCGGCGCAGGATTCCGCGCCACGGTCGCGGCCGATCGAACCTTATGGCGTGCTGTTCGGCATGCGTGGATATCTGATTGCGCGCGAAATCGGTAACAGCAAGTATCGCCATTACCGTCTGGACCGGATTGCAAGTGCCAGCCTGCTGCAGAATTCCTTTCTGCGCGATCCCGAGTTTGACCTTGGCAAACACGCGGCCCGCGCGTTCGGTTCATTCCATTCCGATGCAGAATATGGGCCAGTGGAATGGCGATTTGCGCCCTCAGCGGCCGGGGTCGCGCGGACCTTCATCTTTCATCCCGACCAGCACATGCAGGATGAGGCCGACGGCAGCCTGACCGTCCGGTTCAGCGCTGGAGGCTGGCTGGAAATGGCCTGGCACCTTTATATATGGGGTGACAAGGTCGAGGTGATCGCCCCGCCTGAAGTGCGCAGCCTCGTCGATGCTTACCGCCGCAGCGATTTTCCCGCGCTGCCGTGACACCGGAACGGGTGTTCTGCCCCGCGCCACCCGGTTGGCGTCGCGCCCTGCCGATGAAATCCGGCTTGCAGCGTTAAGCGCCACGATCAGCAGGGCTGATCTGCCACAGATGACCGGAAATGCCGGAATGACGCTGGGCGGCGTTTCCGATTCGCATTCCGGTCTCTCGCCAAAAAAACCAATGAAACAAGGACCGGAATGGGTTCCGGCCTCTCAATTCCGGTCTCTGCCTAGGTTCCGGTCCTGCCCGTCTGCTTCCCTCGCCCCGTCTCCGGCATCTGCCGGGATCTGGATAGGAGACCGAAATGCAGACCATAGCCCCTGCCGCGCAGGACCAACCCCTCAACTTGCTGACCGACTGGATCAGCCGCGAACAGCTGGCCGGTGAACTCGGCATTGCCTGCGACACCCTCGCCCGCTGGGAGGCCCGCCAGCTTGGCCCGCCCTGCACGCGGATCGGGCGCAAGGTGCTCTACCGGCGCACATCGGTCGAAAGCTGGATCAACGCGCAGGAACAGACCCGCCCCGCGCGAACACGGCGGGGTCGCAAATGAGCAGCCTACTGTCCCACTCTCCCGTGATCCCGCCGTCCACCACTGGCGACTGGATGCGCGATCGCCTGACCGAGGCGCGCGGCGTCCTGGCCGACACCACCCAGCATCCGGACTCGCTGGTCATCCTCGCCGCGCGGGTGGTCGTCGGCCAGACCGACGATGCCGTTGAGTGTGGCGACGCGCTCGGGCTGCTGCGCTTGCTGGATCGCCGCCCGCTGCACGCCATCGCCGCAGCCGCCTTCCCGAAAGGCGGTGCCGCATGAACCCGCGCAGCACACCCGAGGCCGATGCCCAGCGCGCCATCGTGCAGGCATTGCGGTTCGCCCTTCCCCGCGATGCCATCGTCCACCACTGCGTCAACGAGGTGACCGAGGCAGGGCCCCGCGGTGCCAAGCGCCAGTCGATCTTGGTCGGCATGGGCGTCCACTCCGGCTTTGCCGATCTGATCGTGATTTCCGGCGGTCGCGTGCTGTTCCTCGAGGTCAAAAGCGACACCGGCCGCCTGCGCAAATCCCAGGAGGTGTTTCGCGACACCGTCTGCGCGCAGGGCTTTGGCTGGGCGCTGGTGCGGTCGGTCGACGATGCGCTGGGCGCGCTGGCCGACAACTGCTTCACCAGTCGCGCGCAACTTCCAGCACGGAGGGTCGCGCCATGAGCCACAAGGCGACCGTCTGGGCCATCCAGCAACGCGGGTTGAAGCCTGCCACCAAGATCGTGCTGTGGTTCCTTTGCGACCGGCACAATCCGGATTTCGGCTGCTTTCCGACGCAGGCGCGGCTGGCCGACGACGCGGAGATGTCGATCTCGGCGCTGAACGACCACCTCACCAAACTGGAAGATCTGCGCCTGATCCACCGCGTCCGCATCCATGATCCGCGCACCCACAAGCGTCAGGCCACCCGCTATATCCTGGGGTTCGAGGATGGATTTCCACAAGAGCCAACTCCGGAAACCGGAGACGGGATTTCTGGAACGGACGATGAACAGGACGACAACCCAACTCCGGATTCCGGAAATGGGGCCATCTCCGGATTTTCGGCAAAGCCATCTCCGGATTTTGCCCAAAGCCATCTCCGGAAACCGGAGACTAACCTTGTAAGAGAACCCTTAAGTAAACCTGTAAAGGAGGAGGAGGACGCGCAGGCGCGCGAGACCGATTTTGATCGGTTCTTCGCAAAACTGCTCTCGGCGCTCGGCTTCGCTGCCAACGCCACGCTGCCCGCCTGGTGGCAGGGCTGGCCCGCCAAGCTGCACGTCCAGCGCTGGATCGATGATCTCGGGCTGACCGAGGATCGGATCATCGAGGTGGCGACCGAGAGCCGGGCCGATCATCCCAATCCGCCAGATGGCCCCAAGGCCCTCGATAGGTTCATGGAACGCGCGGCCCAGCGCGATGCGCAAGCTGCCGCAAGTGGCAGTGGTCGTAGCGACAAGCGCAGCCGCAAGACCCAAGTCAAACCGGTGCTAAACCCTGATGAACTGGCAAAATTCTATGCGGACATCGTCAACTCGGACAAGTTTCTGCCCCCCAGCATGATCAGCACCGCCATGTGCGGGGCGATGCTGGCGCGCGGACTGGTGACCACAGACCGGTTGCGCCAGCGAGGGGTACTGTGAATGGCATGGTGTCAGGTCCCCGGCACGGATTGTCCCTCTGCGCAGGCGGCGGAGGCTTGGATCTGGGCCTCATGCTCGCCGAACCCAGATATCACACCCGCGCCTTTGTCGAATGGGAGGACTGGCCTCGCAGCGTCCTCATCGCCGCCCAGCGCGCCGGGTATTTCGCCCCGGCACCAATCTGGGACGACCTGCGTTCATTCGACGCCAGGCCATTCCTCGGAGCCTTCGAAATCGTCCTCGCGGGATATCCCTGCCAGCCCTTCAGTGCCGCCGGAAAGCGCGGCGGTGCTGAAGATCCCCGCCACCTCTGGCCCGAGGTGGCCCGCGTCATCGCTGAATGCCAGCCCAAATGGGTGTTCCTCGAAAATGTCCCCGGGCACGTCACCCTCGGGCTTGAGACCGTCCTGCGAGAGCTTTGGGACTTGGGCTACACGCCTGCGGCGGGCCTGTTCAGCGCGGCAGAAGTTGGCGCGCCGCATCAGCGGAACCGCATCTTCATCCTGGCCCACACCGATGAGCCTGCATCCCGGCACGGATCGGTACAATCCGGCGGGGAACAGCGATTTCACCCGGAAAGCGGAAGCGCTGGCGCTGGGCATCACCAACAACTGGTCGACACCCAAGGCTACGGACGGCGCGAAGGGTGGGCCGGGCCAGAGCTATGGCTCGGGCGGGATGCCGCCCCTGCCAGCGCAGGCGGCGCAATGGCAGACGCCGGTGGCAGACGATCATGTGGATCGGCTGCGCGGCAAGATCAACAGCCGGGGCGAGCCGAAGCTGAGCGCGCAAGCGATCCAGTGGCCGACACCGGCCGCGCAGAATTGGAAGGGCAGCAGCCCGGCGAGCATCACGCGGGCCGATGGCAAAAGCCGGATGGATATCCTGCATTACCGGGCGGAACAGGGCTTCACCCACCCGGACCCGGCGATCACGCCGGATGGGCGGCGGTCCTCACCGCACGCCCCGATCTCGCGCCCGCTGTGGGCTTATCTGATTGCCTCGCATGGGCGCGTCGTCTCGCGGCGCATCCTGAAAGCCCGGGCACGGCGGCGGCTGAACCCGCTCTTCGTCGGATGGCTGATGGGCTGGCCCATCGGGCACGCGCTCTGCGCCTGCTCGGCAATGGAGTTCATCCTCTGGCAGCAGCACATGCGTGGCGCTCTTCGCAGTTGCCCATGGCCTCGGGCCCGTGGATCTGGCGGCCTACTGCAGGGACGGAAGGCCCAGCGCAGATGGATTTCCTTGAGGGGCTTCTACCATGAGCGTCCAGGGACGGATCGGTCGTTCGAGCGGCAGCAAGGTCAAACGTGCGCTGGGCGTCCAGGCGGCGCTGGAATGGGCCTTTCGTGTCGAGCGGGCACAGCTGGAACTGCCGCCGCCAAAGGACGTGACGGAGGAAGGGTTTGGCTTTGGCCTCGAATACGTCCTCCTCCAGCGTGCCATGCTTGGCTGCAAAGTGGACGGCGGCCAGCACAAAATGGGCAGCTACACCCATCCCGATGCCGAGGTGATCGCCGCCACCGTTGCCGGGATCCCGGACAGCCTCGGCGGCATCCGCATGGCGATCCGGGTGGCGGAACTGGCAAGAGCCGGGCTGACGCCCGACTGGATGCCCGGCGCTGTGCCGCGCTGCGTGCCGGTCGAAACCAAACAGAACCAGCATGGCGAACGCTCTGCCACCATCGTGGTGGGCACCGTGCGGATACGGGTCCAAGGCCCAACTGCACGCGGCACATGGAAAACCATAGACATCCTTGCCTGCCCGGTCACCTGGCGGCCCCATCCGGAGCAGATCGCATCCGCCCGGCGTGGGTATGAGGATTGGTGGCTGGCGCTGGATTGGGTGCGAGATGGACTGATCGCGGGCGGGATGCTGCGGGAGGTCGAGCTGACGGCGGCGATGCCGAAGGGACGGCCATGGCTGGCGCGAAGGCACTCTGCGTTGTAAGCATAGGCGAAGCATTGCAATTTTCGCCTTCCCCTTGCGGGCTTGTTGCGCAAACTTGCCTATAAAACAGTCGGGGACGCGGATAATGACCGAAGAGCAAAAGAAGAAACTTGAACAGAAGCTCTGGGATATTGCCAACACGCTGCGCGGCAAGATGAACGCCGATGAATTCCGCGATTATATTCTTGGGTTCATCTTCTTCAAATACCTGTCAGAGCGCATGCACCTATATGCCAACGATGTGCTAAAGCAGGACGGCATAGATTATCTGTCTGTCAATGAGGCCACTGCGGACGGACAGGCAATCCTTGACGCCGTCAGCGAGGCGTCAGTCGACGCGCTGGGCTACTTCCTTCGCCCATCAGAGCTGTTCAGTCAGATCGCCAAACGCGGATCAAAGCCTGGCCAGTTTATCCTGGCCGACCTGACCAAGATCCTGAACAACATCCAGCGCTCGACCATGGGCACGGAGTCTGAGGATGATTTCGACAACCTGTTCGAAGACCTCGATTTGACATCCACGAAACTCGGCCGCACCGAAGAGGCCAAGAATACCCTGATCGCGCGCGTCCTGACCCATCTGGACGAGATCGATTTCCAGCTGGATCAGGCCGACAGCGATGTGTTGGGCGACGCCTATGAATACCTGATCGGGCAGTTCGCCAGCGGCGCGGGCAAGAAGGCGGGCGAGTTCTACACTCCACAGCAGGTGTCCACCATCCTTGCGCGCATCGTCACCACGGGAAAGACGCGGCTGAAATCGGTCTATGATCCGGCCTGTGGGTCGGGCTCCTTGCTGTTGCGCGTGGCCAAGGAGGCGGAAGTTTCCGAGTTCTTCGGGCAGGAGATGAACCGTACCACATACAACCTCGCCCGCATGAACATGATCTTGCACGGCGTGCATTACCGCAATTTCGACCTGAAGCAGGAAGACACGCTGGAACACCCCCAGCATGACGGCATGCGGTTTGAGGCGGTGGTGGCCAACCCACCGTTCAGCGCCAATTGGTCGTCAAACCCCCTGCTGTTGTCGGATGACCGGTTCAGCCAATATGGTAAGCTGGCCCCGGCATCGAAGGCCGACTTTGCCTTTGTCCAGCATATGCTGCATCATCTGGACGACAACGGCACCATGGCGGTGATCCTGCCGCATGGTGCCCTTTTCCGTGGCGGGGCCGAAGGGCATATCCGGCAATACCTGATCAAGGATCGCAACTGGCTCGATGCGGTCATCGGCCTACCTGCAAACATTTTTTATGGTACCGGCATTCCGACCTGCATTTTGGTGTTCAAGAAATGCCGCGAAACCGAAGATGTGCTGTTTGTTGATGCCTCGACCTGCTTCGAAAAGGCGACAAACCAGAACTTCCTTCGTTCGGCCGATGTCGACCGCATCGTTGAAACCTTCCGCAACCGCGTTGAGGTCGAACGATTCAGTCATCGCGCAACCTTGGGTGAAATCGCCGAAAATGACTTCAACCTGAACATCCCCCGTTATGTGGATACGTTCGAAGCGGACGCGGAAATCGACTTGGCTACTGTCGCGGCTGAGGTCCGCGCGATTGAAGGCAATATGGCTGCCCTCGACAAATCTATCCGTGACTTTTGCGCAGAGCTGGGTCTGGAGGCGCCGGTATGATTCCTGCCGCCCCAAAGCTTCGGTTTCCCGAGTTCAAGGATCCTTGGAAACCGGGTCATGCTGGCGACGCCTTCAAGAACAGCCGCGCGAAGGGTGCCGCTGGCCTTCCCATCTACTCGGTGACGATGGATCGCGGGCTTGTGCGGCGCGACAGCATGGACAGGCTGATGGCGGCTGACGCAGCTGACAATCAAAATTTGCGGGCACAGCGGGGCGATGTCGTCTACAACATGATGCGCATGTGGCAAGGCGCGGTTGGGCTCGCACATGAAGAATGCATGGTCAGCCCAGCCTATGTCGTCCTATCCCCACGGGAGAATACTTCGCCGCAATTCTTTGACCAGTGGTTCAAAGCGAAGCGGATGCTTCACCTCCTTGGCGCTTATTCGCACGGGATTACCAGCGACCGGTTGCGCCTTTATGCCGATGACTTTGCCCGCATACCTCTGCATTTGCCCACCCTTCCTGAACAGCAGAAAATCGCCGCGTTTCTGAGGATGGTGGATGCCAAACTCGTCCAGCTGACGGCAAAGCATGCAGCGCTGGCGCGGTTCAAGGCAGGGCTGATGCAAAAGCTATTCAGCCAGCAGCTTCGGTTTACGCGAGACGATGGGAAGGCTTTTCCGGAATGGGATGTAAGAGACCTAGGCGATATCGCGTCACGCAGTGCGAAAAAGAACAAAGACTTGGCCCACGCGCGCGTTTTGACCAACTCCGCCGTCCACGGCGTCATTGATCAGCGTGATTTTTTCGACAAGGACATCGCAAACTCGGAAAACCTTGGCGGATACTATATCGTGAAGAAAGGCGACTTCGTATACAATCCTCGGATCTCTGTCAGCGCGCCTGTCGGCCCCATAAAGCGTAATGCTCTAGGCGACGGCGTCATGTCGCCACTCTATACCGTTTTTCGATTTCATGATGAGAGTACTGACTTCTTTGCCCAATACTTCCAAACATCGCTTTGGCATGACTACATGAAAAGTGTTGCAAATTACGGTGCCCGCCACGACCGCATGGCGATTGCGATTGTTGATCTCATGGCTCTTCCATTGCCATTTCCGCATCCAGACGAACAACAGAAGATTGCCAACGCGATTTCCGCGATGGACTCCAAAATTCGGGCGGTGGTCGATCAAGTTACCAACCTCGAGGCTTTCAAAAAGGGTCTGTTGCAGCAGATGTTCGTGTAGAGGGTGGGCATGACCGGCGAAGTGATCCTGTATCAGACCGAAGATGGTGCCGCGCAGATCAGCTTGCGAGCGATGGACGGAACCGTCTGGTTGACCCAGACGGAAATGGCCGCTCTGTTCGACACATCGAAGCAGAACGTCAGCCTGCACCTGCGGAACATCTTTGCGGACGGCGAGCTGGTGGCCGATTCAGTTGTCAAGGAATCCTTGATACCTGCCGCCGATGGCAAGACCTACTCGACGCTGACCTACAACCTGGACGCCATCCTCGCTGTGGGCTTCCGCGTCCGGTCCCGACGCGGCGTGCAGTTCAGGCGCTGGGCGGGCACCGTCTTGCAGGAATATCTGGTCAAGGGCTTTGCGATGGACGACGCAAAGCTGAAGGCGGCGGAGCAGTGGGACTATTTCGACGAATGGCTGGCGCGCATCCGCGACATCCGCGCCTCGGAAAAGCGGTTCTACCAGAAGGTGAAGGATCTGTTCACCACCGCCGTGGATTACGACAAGGGATCGGACGCAGCACAGCTGTTCTTCCAGAAGGTGCAGAACAAGATGCTTTGGGCCGTGACCGGCCAGACGGCGGCCGAGATCATTGCCGCCCGCGCCAATCCTACAGCGCAGAACATGGGCCTGACCAGTTGGAAGGGCGGCATCGTGCGGAAGGGCGATGTTGGCACCAGCAAGAACTACCTGCGCGCCGAGGAGGTGGACGAGCTGAACCGCATCGTCACGATGTATCTGGATTTTGCCGAAGATCAGGCCCGCCGCCGCGCCCCGGTAACAATGGCCATGTGGGCCGAAAAGCTGGACGCGTTCTTAAAGTTCAACGACCGCGAAGTGCTGACCCACGCGGGCAAACTGCGCATGGACGTGGCGCAACAACTGGCCGCCGACCGTTTTGCGGTTTTCGATGCCGCCCGAAAGCAGGCAGATGCAATGCAGGCCGACACGGATGACCTTGCCGCGATCGAGGCGCTGGCCAAGGATTTGTCCCGCGACCGGGGCAAGACATGAGCGTCCAGTCCGAAGCGCAGCTTGAATCCGGCCTGATCAAACGCCTGCACAGCCTTGGCTGGGACCCCGTCACAATCACTGACGGCGCTGGGCTGCGCGCGAACCTGAAGGCGCAACTAGAAGCACATAATGCCGTCAGTCTGTCGGACGCCGAATTCACCCGCGTGCTGAACCACCTCGACAAGGGCAACGTCTTCGACAAGGCCAAGATCCTGCGCGACCGCATGGCCCTGCCCCGCGACGATGGCACCACCGCTTATATTCAGTTCCTGAACACCGAAGAATGGTGCCGCAACCGGTATCAGGTCACGTCGCAAGTCACCCAAGAGGGCAGCTACAAGAACCGCTATGACGTTACGCTGCTGATCAACGGCCTGCCCCTGATCCAGGTGGAGCTGAAGCGCCGCGGCATGGAGCTGAAGGAGGCGTTCCACCAGGTCAACCGCTATCAGCGCCATTCCTATTGGTCGGACCATGGCCTGTTCCAGTATGTGCAGCTGTTCGTCATCTCGAACGGCGTGAACACGAAGTACTACGCCAACAACCGCGATCAGGATTTCAACCAGACCTTCTTCTGGGCAGATGTCGAAAACAAGCTGGTCACCCAGCTTGACGCCTTTGCCGACGCCTTCCTCGAGAAGTGCCATGCGTCGAAGATGATCAGCAAATACATCGTCCTGCACGAAAGCAACAAGGTGCTAATGGTGCTGCGACCCTATCAGTATTTCGCGGTCGAGGCGATTGTTGAGCGGGTGAAGGCCGGGCGCAAGAATGGCTACATCTGGCACACGACCGGTTCGGGCAAGACGCTGACCAGTTTCAAGGCAGCGCAGGTGCTGATCGAGAACCCGAAGGTCCATAAGGTCGTCTTCGTTGTCGACCGCAGCGACCTGGACTACCAAACCACCAAGGAATTCAACCATTTCAGCGACGGCTCGGTCGATGGCACGGACAACACCCGTGCGCTGGTCAAGCAGCTGGCAGGCGATCACAAGCTGATCGTCACCACCATCCAGAAACTGAACACGGCCATTTCCCGCGACAAGTTCGAAGGGCCTCTGCAGGCGGTGAAGGACGAGCGGGTCGTGTTCATCTTCGACGAATGCCATCGCTCACAATTCGGCCAGACCCACAAGCGCATCGTTGCCTTCTTCAGCCGCGCGCAGATGTTCGGTTTCACCGGCACGCCGATCTTTGCCGAAAATGCGATGGCGAAGCGCACCACCAAGGATCTGTTCGGCGACTGCCTGCACAAGTATGTCATCACCGACGCGATCAGCGATGAGAACGTTCTGCGGTTTTCGGTTGAATACTGGGGCAAGCTGAAGCGCAAAGATGGCAGCTTGATCGACGAAGAGGTCGCAGGCATCAACATCAAGGAATTCTTCGACCACCCCGACCGTATCAACGGTGTCGTGGACTGGATCATCCAGAACCATGATCGCAAGACCCACAACCGCCAGTTCAGCGCGATGCTGTGCGTCAGTTCCGTCGATGCGCTGATCACCTATTACGAAACCCTCAAACGGCGCCGCGACGCGGGTGAGCACGATCTGCGCGTTGCGACGATTTTCACATACACGGCCAACGAAGAAGATGCCGATGCCGACGGCATGATCGGCGATCCCGATTTCAACATCGGCGTGGAAAAGCCGGTCAACGTGCACACCCGCGAAAAGCTGGATCGGTTCATCGCCGACTACAACGCGATGTACCAGACCGCCTATTCAACGAAGGACAGCCACAGCTTTTACAACTATTACAAGGACATCGCCAAGCGGATGAAGGAGCGCGAGAGGCGCGACTTTCAGGACAAGGACCGCGTCGACATCCTTCTGGTGGTCAACATGTTCCTGACCGGCTTCGATGCGAAGAAACTGAACACTCTCTACGTCGACAAGAACCTGCGGTACCACGGGCTGATCCAGGCGTTTTCGCGCACCAACCGCGTCCTCGGCCAGGTCAAATCCCAAGGCAACATCGTCTGCTTCCGGAACCTGAAGACCAAGACGGACGAGGCGATCACGCTGTTTTCCAACAAGGATGCCATCGAAACCGTCTTGATGGCCCCCTACGAGGAATATGTCGCACAGTTCAACGCGGCCGTCGCAAAGCTTCTGGAAATCGCACCGGACGTCGACAGCGTGAACGATCTACAAACCGAGGGAGAAATGCTGGCCTTCGTGCAGGCGTTCCGCGAGTTGATCCGCGTCCGTAACGTGCTGGGCAGCTTCACGCAGTTCAGCCCCGATGACCTGACCCTCGAACCACAGCAGTTCGAAGATTACAAAAGCAAGTACCTCGACATCTATGACCGGACGAAGCGGGCAAAGGAAACCGAGGCCGTGTCGATCATCGACGAGGTTGATTTCGAACTCGAGCTGATCCAGCGCGATGAAATCAACGTCGCCTATATCCTCGGTCTGCTGGCCGAAGTATCGCGGGATGCCAACAGCCTGGATGCCGCCCAGCGCGATGAAAGCGCGCGCAAACGCAAGTTGGTGATGGACATGCTTGGTTCAGAGGCGCAGTTGCGCAGCAAGCGTGATTTGATTGAGCGGTTCATCGAACAGCACATGCTGAAGGCACAGGATAGCGGTGCCAGTGTCGAAGAGACTTTTCTGGCCTTCTGGAACGACGAGCGGGTCAAGGCGATGGAAGCCGTTTGCGCCGACGAGGGCATCCCACCGGCTACGTTCCAGCGTCTAGTGGAAGATTATCAGTTCACCGGAAAACCGCCCCTGCGCGAAGCCGTTATTGATGCACTTGAGCAAAAGCCCAAGATCCTGGAACGCAAGAAAATCACCGAGCGGATCATCGATAAGCTGCTTGGGTTGGTCGCGACGTTTGATGATGGGTTAGGCGGGATATGACGAAAAGGGCGAAAAACGGTCAGACGGCAGCCCGTCATAGCGGTCGCAGCGAGCGCTGGAAGAGAGATCAGCCGAGCGAAATGTTACTTGGACGCGTCCGCTTTGTTGGCTGCATCGGCTGCGGCTTTGGCGGCGTCTTTCAAAACCTGCGGTTTCGTTGCGTCCATTTCAGCCTCATATCGCTCCATCTGGATTTTCATCAGTGATCCGGGCAGATCGAATGAAGCGAGAAAAACAAAGGTCGCAAGGCCAAGGAATATGGTTTCCAGCCACCGCCGCAATTCAGTCTGCGCATCGGGCACAAGAAACGTGCCCAAGGCCACGCCGAGGGTAATCAGATAGAGGAAGAACAGCAGCTTCTGACGGAACAGCTTTCGCTGCACCGTCTTTTTCATCAATTGGAGCTCCTGCCAGTTCTTCGCCTGTTTCAGGGTTGGTTCAGCAATAAGAGTGATAACCGCGATAAGAAACCCCGCGAGGATCGAGAAAATCGTGACAACCGTATTCACCGCGTTGGTGTTGTGCGCGACCATCGGCTGAAAAAGATAGCCAACCGCACAAGACACGACGATGGCCCCGGCGAGTTTGCCGATCCGCCACCAGTCTTGATTGCCCGATTTGGCAGCCATCCCCGCTTCATGCCTCCAATTGGCCGTTTTCCGCAAGTTCGCCCATAAATTCGCGCATGGCGTCCCACGCTTGGAAGACGCTAACGGAGTTTGCATGCGCTTCCAGCTTTACGGGCTTTCTGACAGTGATTTCGTGCGGCGTGATTTTTGTGTTGTCGCGCAGGTGGATAATATAGCCATCGGCTTCCTCGTCCTCCACAAATTCGCTTGCGAGGTGATCGAGGCCGTGGGGCGCAGAAGTGACATCGCGTTTGTCCACATTGATCGAAACGGTAACAGAGCCCTGCTCCGCTTCACGCAACTGCTGCAACTCGGCATCTTTCTCGGTCAGGCCGAGGAAGGCTTCACCGATCTTCTTCACAGCGTTTTTCCATGTCCCGCCACCAGCCGGCCCGTCGATGATTTCATCGGCAGTTGCCTCAGCGATGCTCACCTTGAGGTCAATACTCCTAACGCCAACAGCTTCGATCACTGCAAGGTTCTTTGGATTGCCAACTCGAACCAGCTCGAATTGCTGGGCGTCAACCGGAAGCCCGGCTTTCTTGAAGAGCGCCGACAGATAGCCGCGCAGCGCACCACCATTGCGGCCACAGTTGAGGCAGATCACATGATTCCCACGGATCAACGCGAGGAAATCCGAGTTCACAAAGTTCTCGCCAGCGTTAGGTTGCCGCTCGCCTAGATCAACTTCTGCCGCCGGGACCATAGGGATCGTGCCGACACCCTGTCCATCGTTGAAGCGAGCGCCATGCACCGAGAACCCAAGACCCCCTTCATCACGCCCACGCATCCCCGCGACAGTGGCATGGTTACTTCCGTTGACTGCGCGATCCACATGGGTGGCGAACTGCCCCCACGCCTGCCGCGTCAGTTGCTCGAGATTTTGACCAGGGGTGTTGAAACGGGCGCGACGGTATTCAAGGGTCTTGTTAATCTGTGGCAAGCCAAAACCTCACAATAATTGCAGGGGGATCATGCTACGCAGACTGGTGATCACGCAAGAGTTGAATATCCGCTTTGGGCGGATCCGACACGATCCCCCCACGGCATGGTTCCTCCCCGGCCCCAAACGTATGCGGGGGGGCGCAGCGCGGCATTTCGCTAGCGACAGGCAGTTTCACCGGGGAATCCAGGCGGAATCCACCTGACGCTCGATTTTGAAAAAAGCGACTCATTATCAAAGGCTTGCGGAACCCCGATCTTGGCGCGCTGGATTCTTTTCGGAATCCAGAGAAGCCAGTTTGTGGAAGCCACCTCGCCGGAAGCCAGCCAGCGGAAGCCACCCCGTAAGAAGTCATTGAATCCACGTCATTTTTTCATTTGACAAAGCTGCCCCCCTTGACCTATTTATTGATCATCGAAGAATTGCGCCCGGAGGATACCCCTCGCGGGCGCTTTCTTTTTCCCCCACATCGCGGATCCTGATCGTGTCTCTGGCATTGCCCGGCGCGCTTCGGCACGTCCGCCTGCCCGAGAGAGCCACCCATGGACCTGGTCTTCGCACCGAGCCAGATCGAGACTTGGCCGCTCGACCGGCTGCGCCCCTATGCCCGCAACGCCAAGATCCACGGCACCGACCAGGTCGCGAAGATCGCCGCCAGCATGGCGAAGTTCGGCTGGACCGTGCCCTGCATGGTGGCCGACGATGGCGAGCTGATTGCGGGCCATGGCCGGGTCTTGGCGGCGGCGATGCTGGGGCTGAAGGACGTACCGGTGATCCGGCTCAGCCACCTCGACGAGGCCGAACGCCGGGCCTACCGGATCGCCGACAATAAATTGACCGAGCTGGGCGAATGGGACGAGGCGATGCTGCGCGACGAGATCGCGGGGTTGCTGGCCGAGGATTTCGACCTGTCGCTGCTGGGGATCACCGACGAGGATCTGGACGCCCTGCTGCGCGATCCTGGTCAGGTGGACGGCGGCGCGGTGGAGGGCGAGGATGACATTCCCGAACTGCCAGTCACGCCGGTGTCGGTTGCGGGCGATCTGTGGCAACTTGGATCGCACCGTCTGATCTGCGGCGACAGTACATCCGCCGATGTAGTCGGACGCCTGCTGGGTGATGTTCGCCCGCTGCTGATGGTGACCGACCCGCCCTACGGCGTGGAATACGATCCGTCCTGGCGCAACCAGGCTGGGGCGGCCAAGACCAAACGCACCGGCAAAGTGCTGAACGACGATCGGGCCGACTGGCGCGAGGCTTGGGCGCTGTTTCCCGGCGATGTTGCCTATGTCTGGCATGGCGCTCTACATTCCTCGACCGTGGCCGAAAGCCTGGTTGCGGCGGGTTTCGCCGTGCGGTCACAAATCATCTGGGCCAAGGACCGCCTCGTCCTCAGCCGCGGCGATTATCACTGGCAGCACGAACCCTGCTGGTATGCGGTAAAGAAGACCGGCAAGGGCCATTGGGCGGGCGACCGGAAGCAGACGACGCTGTGGCACATCTCCGGCAAGGATCAGGATGCGGCCACCGTCCACGGCACCCAAAAGCCAGTCGAATGCATGCGGCGCCCGATACTGAACAACTCCAGTCCCGGACAAGCGGTGTTTGAGCCCTTCATGGGATCGGGCACGACGCTAATCGCGGCGGAAACTACTGGTCGTGTCTGTTTCGGGATCGAGTTGAACCCGGCCTATGTCGATGTTGCCATTGATCGCTGGCAGCAATTCACTGGCGCCAATGCCGTGCTGGCAGAAACCGGTGAGACCTTCGCCGAGCTGAAGGCGAAGAGGCTCGCTGCGTGAACGCGCCCCTGCTGCCGGGCCGGATCGAACATTGGCCGCTGGCTCGGCTGAAGTCCTACGCCCGCAACGCCAAGACCCACGATGCTGATCAGGTCGCGAAGATCGCCGCCAGCATGGCCGAGTTCGGCTGGACCGTGCCAGTGCTTGTGGCGGCTGATGGTGAGTTGATCGCAGGCCATGGTCGCATCCTAGCGGCAGCTCATCTTGGCCTGTCCGAAGCACCGGTCATCATTCTCGGCCATCTGACCGAGGCGCAGCGCCGGGCCTATCGCATCGCCGACAACAAATTAACCGAGCTGGGCAGCTGGGACGAGGCACTGCTCCTGCAGGAGTTGCAGGCGCTCTTGGCCGAGGATTTCGACCTCGGGCTGATCGGGATCCCCGAGGATGAACTGGACGCCTTGCTGGCCGACGCCGACGACCGCCCCGCTATTTCTGACGATGCCGCCGACACCATTCCCGAGCCACCGGCCGAACCCATCACCAAACCGGGCGATATCTGGGCGCTGGGCAAGCATCGGCTGTGCTGCGGCGACGCCACCGATCCGTTAGCTGTCGCCAAGCTGATGCAGGGCGAGCAGGCCACGCTGATGTTCACCTCGCCGCCATACGCCCAGCAGCGCGACTACGGCGCGGCCAAGGAAAAGGTCGGCGATTGGGATGCGCTGATGCAAGGCGTGTTTGCCACAGCCCCAATCACCGACGATGCGCAACTGCTGGTCAATCTGGGCCTCGTGCACCGCGATAGCGAATGGCAACCCTATTGGGAAGGATGGGTCGAATGGATGCGCAGGTCTGGCTGGCGACGCTTTGGCTGGTATGTCTGGGATCAGGGCCCGGGCTTGCCGGGCGACTGGAACGGCCGCCTGGCCCCGTCACACGAGTTCATTTTCCACTTCAACCGCGCGCCCCGCAAACCGCACAAGACCGTCCCTTCCAAGCACGCGGGCGAGACCCTTGGCGGCGGTGGGCTGCGCGGGGCCGACGGCACCGTCCACGCCAAAACCGGCACCGGCAACGCGATTCAAAGCCATCGCATCCCGGACTCGGTGTTCCGGATCATGCGCCACAAAGGCGGGCTGGGCGCAGCAGGATCGCACCCGGCCGTGTTTCCAGTGGCGCTGGTCGAGGCGGTGCTGACGGCATTTTCGGATCCGGGCGACCTGATCTATGAACCCTTCTGCGGCTCCGGCACCCAGATCGTCGCCGCCGAACGCGCTGGGCGGCGCTGCTTCGCGATGGAACTGGACCCGGTCTATTGCGACGTCGCCGTGCGGCGGTGGGAAATGATGACGGGGATGAGAGCGCTTCGATCTTCGCCTGATGAGGTGGCGGCATGAAGCAATCCCGCACTATGTCGCTCGCCGAGTCCGTGGCAAATGTCGTGTTGGGCTATGGCATCGCCGTGGTGAGCCAGATACTGCTATTCCCGGTTTTCGGCATGCACATGACCCTCGCGCAGAACCTCAAGCTGGCCGGTGCTTTCACCATCATCTCAATCTGCCGTTCCTTCGCCCTGCGGCGCCTGTTCGAGGCGATCCGAGTGCGCGGCGACCAATGACAGCCGCCGCCCGGTTGGGGCGGCGGTGCGTCACAGTCGGGGAAGGTGCGGGTCATGCCGCAGGCAATCGATACACCCTTCCCCGCGCATCGTCCTTTTCCGAGCTGACCTCGAGGCCCAGCTTCTTCTTCAGTGCTCCGGCCATCGCACCGCGAACCGTGTGCGACTGCCAGCCTGTGGCCGTCATGATCTCCTCAATCGTCGCTCCATCGGGCGCGCGCAGCATGGAAATCAACGTGGCTTGCTTGGTGCCACTGCGCAGCTTCGGCTGAGTGGCAGCTGGCAATATCGGCGCGGATGTCTTGGCAGCATGTTCACGGATCGCGACCACGGTCTTCGCCACCACCGGCTCGATACCGATGGCCAGCAGCCCCGCTTCGGTCACCACCAGCGTCGTGCCATGCCCATCGCCGGTTTCGCGCCAGAGCGGTTCGCCCCGCCGAATGTTGGCGTCGACCTCCCGCAGCCAACCATGCTCGATCATCTTGGAGACGGTCATCTTCGCCGCCGCACCGGCCAGCCCCTTGGGCAGCGGCAGGGCGATGTTTTCGGGGCGCTGGGCCCCGGCGCTGAGGATAATGGACTGGGTTTCTGTCAGCTTGGTCATGGCGGGTTCCTCTATTCGTCGTTGGCGGCAAGGAAGGCAGTGATGCGCGACATCAGGTCGTTGTGGCCGTCGGCGTCCGTGCCGATGATCACGTCGCCATCGTCGTCGCGGTCCAGATCGACGATCTCGCGCAGCAGGGCGATGGCGTCGTCGCAGGCGGCGAGGCGCTCGGCCTCCCACGCGGCAGTGATCGCGTCCTGTTCGATCTGGTGGCGCTGGGCGGGATCAAGCGGCATGTTCGCCCTCCTTGAAGGCGCTGTCGGTGATCTGGCGCAGCAGGCTTGCATAGTGGTTCAGGGTGCCGACATCGCCCCAATTGATCTCGTCCGGGCGGGTCTCGAAGTGGTCTTCGCTCAGGGCGGTCAAGCGCGCCAGCATCGCGTCGATCTGGAACTTGGTGGTCATGAATGCGTCGAGGGCTTTGGCGTTGTCGGTCGCGCGGCGTGTGGTCATGGCGGGGGTTTCCTTGGCTGAGTTGCATCGTTTTCGTGTAATCACCATCGCTCCGATGGGGCGGCTAGTGTAGGCAATTCCAAGCAATATCAGTGCTTTCTGATTACACTTTGCCCACATCGGCCTTCGGTTCGACCGTCACCCACTGGCAGCCGATCCACATGTACAGGTGGGCAAACTCCTGCGTCGGTCGCGGCAGGATGCGCGGATCGCGGGGCGGATTGAAGCAATCCAGCGTGTCAGGCATGACCTGCCGGATTTCTCGGGCGGTGAGGATGTCCTCGGGCTTCCAGCGCGCCAGCGCGGGCAGCATGTGGGCCGGGTAGCCATCGAAATGGACGTAGACATGCGCCCATTTGTCGGAGCCGATCTGGATGGCGATCTGCGCGCGCGTGCTCATCGCGCTGCCTCAGATCAACTGCAGGTCGACCAGCACGACGCTGGCGGCGGCCAGCTGCGCGGTCGGCAGGTCGATCTTGATGTGCGAGAACAGATCCGAGCAGTCAGCCCGAACGCCCGCTTCCTTCAGCGCGTCCTCGATGCTGGCGGCGACACTGTTCAGGCGGCTGCGGTCGAGATGGTCGGGCAGCGTGTCTAGGTCGATGCGAATGGTGGTGGTGGCCATGGTCATGTCGCGGCCCTCCTTCAGCGTTTCGCGGCGGCGGCGAGTCCTGCGGCATAGGCCGCTTCCAGCGCGGAGCGGATCGCCCAGACCGCCACATCGTGGAAGTCGAGGCGGTCGCTGTTCTGCGTCTCCAGCGTCTCGATGCTGTGGAAATGCTTGGTGGCGATCTCCAGAAGCAGGGCTTCGCTGGGGGCTTTGGCGGGGGTGGTCTTGGTGGTCATGGCGTGGTCTCCGGGGGTGAGTTGCATCGTTTTCTTGCACCCAGAATCGCTCTAAGCGGGAGTGTAATCAACTGAATAAGATCGGTATTTCTGTTTAGTTCCAATATCTTGAGGTAAATTCAATAGCCATGGAAGGTATGTCCGAACGCGAGTATGCCGCCCACTCCGGCCTGTCGCGCGGGGCCATTCAGAAGGCACGCAAAGCCAGTCGGCTGGTGGTCTATAGCGACGGGTCCATCAACGCCGCCGCGTCCGATGTGCGCCGGGCCGACATGACCGATCCTGACCAGCAGCGCCGCAGCACCGGCGGTGACAGCGGATTTTCTGGTCCCGCCGACAGCTCGTCGTACTTGAAGGCCCGCACGGCGCTGACCGTCTACCAGGCGCAGGACAAGCAGCTTGGCATCCAGAAGAAGAAGGGCACCTTGGTCGACCGCGCTCGGGCGGAGGCGCTGGTGTTTCGCCTCGCACGGCAAGAACGCGACACTTGGGTCACCTGGCCCAGCAGAGTTGCGGCGTTGATGGCAGCCGAAGTGGCTTTGGGAGTTGAAAAACAAACCGGAACACCGGTGATCATCGAGGCCGCGATCCTGCAGAGGGTGCTGGAAACCCATGTCAGACAGCACCTCGACGCCCTCGCCGATCTCCGGGTCTCGCTTGGATGATGACAAAGATGATCTGACCAGCGACGATCTGACGGACGATCTCGACCTTGGGTTTGATGGGGCCGAGGACATCCTGCGCAGTTGGCGCAAGGGCATGCGCCCCGATCCGGATCTGACGGTATCGGAATGGGCGGATGCGCATCGCTGGCTGTCGTCGCGTGCGGCTGCCGAACCGGGGCGATATCGCACGGCCCGCGCGCCTTACCTGCGCGAAATCATGGATGCGCTGTCGCCGCGCCACCCGGCGCAGCGCATCTCGTTCATGAAGGCGGCGCAGGTTGGCGCGACCGAGGCTGGCAACAACTGGATTGGCTTTGTGATCCACCACGCGCCCGGCCCGATGCTGGCGGTGCTGCCGACAGTCGAGATGGCCAAGCGCACGTCGCGCGGGAGGCTTGATCCGCTGATCGCGGAAAGCCCCGCACTTCGCGAAAGGGTCAATCCGGCCCGGTCGCGCGACGCTGGCAACTCGATGCTGTCGAAAGAATTCCCCGGCGGTATCCTGGTGCTTACCGGGGCGAACAGCGCCACCGGCCTGCGGTCGATGCCCGCACGGTACATCTTCCTCGACGAGGTGGACGCTTATCCGGCGTCCGCCGACGAAGAAGGTGATCCAGTCACGCTGGCCGAGGCGCGCACCACCACCTTCTCGCACCGGCGCAAGGTGTTCATGGTCTCCACCCCGACGATCCGGGGCATCAGCCGCATCGAGCGTGAGTTCGAGGCATCAGACCAGCGGCGCTACTTCGTGCCCTGTCCGCACTGCGGGGCGATGCAATGGCTGCAGTTTGAGAGGCTGCGTTGGGATAAGGGGCGGCCTGACACGGCGGCCTATCATTGCGAGGGCTGCGAGAAGCCCATCGCCGAGCATCACAAGACCCAGATGCTGGAGCGCGGGGAATGGCGGGCAACGGCCATATCGGCCGATCCGCATTCGATTGGGTTCCACATCTCAGCGCTCTATTCTCCGCTTGGCTGGAAAAGCTGGCAGCAGATCGCGCGGGACTGGCTGGCGGCGCAGGGCTCCGAGGAAATGCTGCGCGCCGCGCGCAACACTCTGCTGGGCGAGACATGGGTCGAAAGTGGCGATGCGCCGGAATGGCAGCGGCTGGCAGAGCGCCGCGAAGCCTTTGGGACACAGATCCCAGTTGGAGGCCTGTTCCTGACGGCTGGCGTCGATGTGCAGAAGGATCGCATCGAGGTCGATGTCTGGGCCTGGGGGCGTGGCCTAGAAAGCTGGCTCGTCGACCACATCGTCGTTGCCGGTGGCCCCGACGATCCTGCCTGCTGGGACAAGCTAACGGCCCTACTCAGTCGGACCTGGGCCTGCACCAATGGTGCGGTGATGCTGATCGGCAAGCTGGCCATCGACACTGGCTATGAAGCGCCAGCCGTTTACGCATGGGCGCGCAAGCAGGGGTTCGACCAAGTCTCACCGATCAAGGGCCTTGAGGGCTTTAACCGCGCGACGCCGGTATCAGGCCCGACCTTCGTCGACGCCACCATCGGCGGCAAACGTCTGCGCCGGGGTGCGCGGCTGTGGTCGGTGGCCACGGCGACCTTCAAAACCGAAACCTACCGCTTCCTGCGGCTGGAGCGACCCTCGGACGAAGACCGGGCGCTGGGCGTGCTGGACGCCCCCGGCACCGTGCATCTGCCCGACTGGATCGACACCGAATGGCTGAAGCAGCTGGTGGCAGAACAGCTGGTCACAGTTCGGAACAAGCGCGGCTATGCCCACCAGGAATGGCAGAAGATGCGCGAACGCAACGAGGCGCTGGACACGCGGGTCTATGCGCGTGCGGCGGCGTGGATCATGGGCGCCGATCGCTGGGATGAGGCGACCTGGCGGCGGCTGGAAGCGCAGGCCGGGGTGGAAACCCGACCGGCGCACCCGACCGCCATCGCGACTGAACCGGTGTCGCCCACCCTGCCCAAGGCCGGAACACCGACCACGCCCCGGCGCAAACGCCGGGCCTACACACCGAACTTCATGAGGGACTGAGATGGATCTGGAACGAATGCGCGCGCTTTTGGCAGCACTTCAGGAGGCGCGGTATGCTGGTGTCCGCTCTGTCAGCTATGATGGTAAGTCGATCAACTATGGCTCGGACGCCGAACTGGCGAACGCCATCAGCGATCTGGAAACCCGGATCGCCACAGCCACGACCGGCACCCCGCGTCGTCGGCGCTGGGGCACCGTGGCCTCGAAGGGCCTGTGATCCATGGCGTTCGAGGCCTTTCGCCAGCGCATCGGCAGCATTATTGGCGGTTTTGACGCAGCGCAGGCCCATCGTCGCTTGCGCGGATTCCGCGCAAGCCGCGCCCATGTGAACACGCTGATCGCGGCCTCAGGCGACACGATCACAGCCCGCGCGCGCTGGCTGGTCAGGAATAATGGCTATGCCGCCAATGCGGTGGAAAGCTTCGCCAGCAATGTTGTGGGCGACGGCATCAAGCCCTCATCGACCATCATTGATGCTGCCAAGAAAGAAGAGTTGCAGGCGCTTTGGCTGGCCTGGACGGACGATGCCGACGCCGAAGGGCTGACAGACTTCTACGGATTGCAGCGCCGGGCCGCCCGCGAGGTATTCCTGTCCGGCGAGGTCTTCATCCGCATCCGGCCGCGCCGGGCAGAAGACGGTCTGACGGTGCCGTTGCAACTGCAGATGCTGCCCTCTGAAATGCTGCCGCTCGACATGAACCGCACGTTGCCCGGCGTGGGTCTGATCCGTCAGGGTATCGAATTCGACGGCATCGGCCGCCGCGTCGCCTATCACTTCTTGCGCCGTCATCCCGGTGATCTGACCGATCCGGGGCTGCTTGGGGAAACGGTACGCGTGCCCGCCGCAGATGTGATCCATGTGCTGGACCCGGTCGAAGCGGGCCAGCTGCGCGGCGTGTCGCGCTTTGCAGCCGCCATCGTCAAGCTGTTCACCCTCGACCTCTATGACGATGCCGAGCTGGAACGGAAGAAAATCGCAGCGATGTTCGCGATGTTCATCACCTCGCCCGCCCCGGAAACCCCGCTTGACCCAACCGACGAGGATCTGGAAGTCGAACCCGGCCAAGTGGTGCGGCTCGATCCTGGCGAGGACATCTCGACGCCCGCCACCCCGGATTCAGGCGGCACTTATGAGCCGTTCCAGTATCGCACCCTGCTACAAATCGCGGCCGCGCTGGGCGTGCCCTATGGCTATCTGACTGGCGATACGGCGAAGGGCAACTTCTCCAACACGCGGATCAGCCTGATCGAGTTCCGCCGCCGCATCTCGGCCTGGCAGCATGGCGTGCTGGTCTATCAGCTCTGCCGCGCCGTCTGGGTGCGCTGGATGGACACTGCCGTGTTGTCAGGCGCGCTGGAACTGCCCGGCTATGACAGCCAGCGGCGGCAATATCAGACCTGCGCCTGGTTGCCGACCAAATGGGACTGGATCGACCCGATGAAGGACGCCTCGGCCGAGATCCTGCAGATCGAAGCGGGCCTGAAGTCGCGCACCCAAGCGTTGGCGGAGCGGGGATACGACGCCGAACAGGTGGATCGGGAAATCGCTGCAGAGCGCAAACGCGAATTGGCGCTGGGCCTCGACTTCCGTCGCCCCGGATCACCCGCACAGGGGCCGGGCGCAAGCACGGCGACAGACGCAGATCAGGACAGCGCCAAGTACGATGAAGCCGACGAGACCAGCGATGAAAAACCCGACCCGAAGGAGGGCGCATGATGCACCACGCACAAATCGCCCAGCGCGCTTTCAACACACCGCTGATGGTCGACCCGGCCAAGGCGCTGGCCTTCCTGTCCGGGCTTGGGCCGCGCATCACCGGACAGGAAATCACTTTCCATGGCATCGATCTGCTCTCCCCTAGTGTCGAACATACGTCTCCGCCCACCCGCGCCTCGCTGTTCGGCAACGATCTGGCCCAGCGCCACCAGCGCAACGGCAGCCAGCCCTTTGCGGCGGTCAATGGCATCGCCGTTATCGAAATCTCGGGCACACTTGTCCACCGCGGCGCATGGATCGGGCAATCCTCGGGCCTTACGTCCTACGAAGGCATCGCCGCCCAGCTGCAGGCCGCACTGGCTGATCCCGGCGTGCGGGGGATTGCGCTCGATATCGACAGCTTCGGTGGCGAGGTAGCTGGGGCTTTCGATCTGGCAGATCGCATCCGGGCGGCACGAGCGCAAAAGCCTGTCTACGCTTTCGTGGCGGAACATGCCCTATCGGCTGGCTATGTTCTGGCCTCCCAAGCCGACCGCATCATCCTGCCTCGCACCGGCGCTGTCGGCAGCATCGGGGTCGTGGCGTTGCACACTGATATGAGCGGGGCGTTGGATCAGAAGGGCATCGCGGTCACGCTGATCCACGCAGGATCGCACAAGATCGACGCCAATCCCTACCAGCCCCTGCCCGAGGCGGTGCACGACCAGATGCAGCGCGAGTTGGAGGTGGTCCGCTTCCTCTTCGCAGAAACCGTCGCCGCAGGGCGCGGGGATCGATTGACGCATGCGGCCGCACTCGCAACCGAAGCCGCCGTGTTTCGCGGGGCCGATGCCATCGCCGCCGGTCTTGCTGACGAACTGGCCGATCCTGTCACCGCCTTCCGTTCCTTCGCCGCCGCCCCACGCGGCACCAATCCCCCCAGCAGAAAGGGTCCACAGATGACCACCACACCCACCGACGCACCGAACGCGGCGCCAGTTGCCGCCCCTCCCGCAGCAATGCCAGCGGTTTCGGCCGCACCAGTCACACCCGAACCATCGGTGAACGCGGCAGCGCCCGTCACCACCACCATGACCGCAGATACCATTCGCGCCGAGGCAGCCGAGGTGGCGCAGGTTTGCGCGCAGGCCGCCCGGCTCGGCGTGCAGATCGACGCCGCCGATGCTGTCTCGAAAGGCCTGAAGCCTGAGGCCCTGCGCGCTCGGGTCTTGGCCGACCTCGCCGCCCGCAGCGATGCCGCTGGCATCATCGCCACCGCCCCGGCCGCAGCTGCCGCCAAAGACAGCCCGATCATCGCGGCCGCCAAGAAGGCCGCGACCGACGCCAAGCGCTGAACCAGCGCCACCTCCCCACCCCAAACCATGGAGACTGACCAATGCCCGTCCTGACGGAACCGCCCAGCATGGGCGACGTCCTCAAATATGAGGTCAACCCGAACTACACCCGCGAGGTGATCACCCTACTGCAAGGCCAGCCCTATCCGGTTGGTTCAGTGCTGGGGAAGATCACTGCCAGCGGCAAATACAAACTGGCCACCAGTGGTGGCAGCGACGGTGCACAAACCGCGACAGTCGTGCTGCTCTATGCCGTCGATGCTACGCTGGCCGACGCCGTGGGCATCGTCGTTGCGCGCGGCCCCTCGATCGTCTCGCGCGCAGGCCTCGCCTACGACGGCACCGTCGATGACGGAGCCAAGATCACCACCAAAATCAGCCAGCTCGCCGCCGTCGGTATCATTGCCCGCGACGGCGTCTGACCCCGTTTCCCCCATTCATCCCCCGGAGCACCCCATGACCCTTGTCCGCAATCCTTTTGACGCTGGCGGCTATTCGCTGGCCGAGATGACGCAGGCCATCAACATCCTGCCCAACCTCTACACCCGCCTCGGCCAGATCGGTCTGTTCCGCTTTGAAGGCGTCAGCCAGCGCTCGGTCATCATCGAGCAATACGAGGGCGTCCTGAACCTGCTGCCGTCCGTCCCCCTCGGCGGCCCCGCGACCGTCGGCACCCGCGAGGGGCGGTCGATGCGGTCCTTCGCCCTGCCATGGATCCCGCATGACGACGTCATCCTGCCCGGCGATATTCAGGGCCAACCGGCGCTGGGAGTCTTCGATGGCGCCGACCCGCTGGTCGAGGTGATGAACCGCAAGCTGCAACTGATGCGACGCAAGCACGCCCAGACCCGCGAATACATGGAGATGAACGCCCTGCGCGGTATCGTGAAGGATGGCGCGGGCACCACGCTCTACAATTACTTCACCGAGTTCGGGCTGGCTCAAATCTCGGTCGATTTCCTGCTCGGAACCGCAGGCACCAATGTGCAGGGCAAGGTGCGCGAGGTCTTGCGGTCGATGGAAGACAACCTGCTCGGCGAAAGCATGAGTGATGTGCATGCCCTCGTCAGCCGCGAGTTCTTCGACAAGCTGATCGCGCACCCCAAAACCGAGGAGGCCTACAAGTTCTACGCTGCCACCGGCGCGCAACCCCTGCGCCAGGATGTGCGCCGCAACTTTCCCTTCGCGGGCATCGTGTTCGAGGAATACAGCGGCACCGTCACCCTCTCGACCAAAGCGACCGAACGGCTGGTGCCCGCCAGCGAAGGCATCGCCTTCCCGCTGGGCACGATGGATACCTTCACCACCTACGGCGGCCCGGCCAACCTGCTGGAGGCGGCCAACACAATGGGTCTGCCGCTCTACGCCCGCCAGCACCTCGACGAAAAAGGGCGCTGGATCGACCTGATGACCGAAGCCTCAATTCTGCCGGTCAACAAGCGGCCGCGCATTGCGATCCGCATTCACACCTCGAACTGACGGGTCCAGCATGGATGTCTTTGCCACCGCCATGGATCGTATCTACACCAGCCCGTCCATGGCGGTGGCGGCTCTGTGGATTTCTGCAACCACATCAGAGGAAACACCTATTCGGGTCATGCACCGCGCCGCGGATCGCATCACCGAATTCGGGGCGGCACGATTTGTCAGCGATACCATGATGGTCGACGTGCGCGTGTCCGATCTGCCCGGTCCCCGCCCCGGCGATCTGATCGTGATCGGGGCGGACAGTTTCACCATTCAGGGCGAACCAGTGCGTGACCGCGAACGGCTGATCTGGTCGCTGGACCTGAGGCCAACATGAGGCTGCGGGTCGCGTTCGATCCGGACATCGCCGCCCTGATGCAGGCCGAAATCGCGGCTGGCGAAAAGGCAGTGTCCGCCGCCATGCGCGAGGCTGGCACCTCCCTGAAATCCGCCTGGCGCGGCCAAATCACCGGCGCTAAACTCGGCACTAGGCTTGGCAATAGCATCCGCCTCGCCAGTTTCCCCAAATCCGGCGACAGCCTGAACGCAGCGGCGCTGGTCTGGTCAAATGCCCCGATCATTATCGGCGCGCATGACACTGGCCCGCTGATCCGGTCCAAGGATGGGTTTTGGCTGGCCATCCCCACTCCGGCCGCTGGCAAAAGCACCAGGGGCGGTCGCATCACTCCCGGAGAATGGGAACGCCGCACTGGGTTGCGCCTGCGATTCATCTATCGCCGTCGTGGGCCGAGCCTGCTGGTGGCGGAAGGGCGGCTGAATTCGAAAGGCCGGGCCGTGGCATCGAGGTCGAAGACCGGACGCGGCGTTGCAACCGTGCCAATCTTCCTGCTGGTGCCACAGGTCAAGCTGCGCAAGCGGCTCGATCTGGCGCGGGATGCAGAGCGGGCGGTGGACGGCGTGCCGGGGCGGATTGTGGCTGCATGGGTTGACGGCAAGCTGACCTAACGTCAGCAATGCGGACGAAGCGGCCGTATGCAGCGAGATCAATCTGGCAGACAGCATGCAGGGAAACTCAGGCCGTGAAATCTGACAAACCATACTACAGGACATTCATACGCCAACGACGTCGGGACGAAGGGTGTGGAAGATATAGAGCACTTCAGCTTTTTCATGATCGCCTACGTCCGCATTCGTAAGCGCCTTCATCAGGTCATCGACGGCAGCCATATATTCGTTGTCGGAAATGTTCATGTGTTTGTGGGCGCTGAGCATGTCCAACCCGTCATAGTTGTTGGGACCGCCCGAACCCATTGAAAAGAAATCCGCTGCCTTCTTCTTCATAGCAATCACGTCGCTGCCTGCGAACCGTTTGCCTATCAGAGGGTTTGCAATGTGATTGTCGACGAGGTCGGACGCGATGCGGACGATTGCATCCGCCCCTCCGAGGCGAGCGTAAAGGGTATCGGTCATGACATTCTCCATTCATTGAAACTTCCTCACAAGCAATGGAAGCAACAAGAAGTTACCGATAGTCCTGAAACTGGACTCGCCCTAGATTAGACCGCTACCTGACGATTTTCTTCTGCGAGGCGAAGTGACTGAGGCCCAACCATTGCGCCATGGATCGCGCCAATGCAGGGTCACCATCAACGAGCATTTTTGATTGAGAATCACTCACTGAGGATAGCCCCAGCCAGATGGCAGTCATGGTCTTGAGGTCCGTGGTGATCCAAAGATCAACCTCAATCCCGGGATCGGTCGCACAAAGATCCACTGCGACCTTCGCCTCCGGATCGATGATCAACCACCAGTCGCGGCGATTGGCGGGAAGTTCCGGATAGCAGAACTGAATGACAGTCCGTTGCGACGGCAGCGGGGCCGGGTTAATGTTGCGCCGCATGTCCCACATCAACAGTGAAGGATCGAGGTTCTCGAGAGTAGCTCTGGTCTCTACCCATTTCTGCCCCCAGATACCAAAGGACTCTACGATGTGTTTTAGGTCTTTTCCGGCCGTCGTCAGTTGGTATTCGTGAATACCAGCCTCACCAGCAACGAGCATGCGGGAGACGATCCCTGCGGCTTCAAGCTCCTTCAGCCGTTGTGACAGAAGTGAGGGAGACATCCTGGGAACGCCTCGTCGAAGGTCCCCGAACCTCGTGGAACCTGCCACGAGTTCACGGACAAGAACCATTGTCCATCTCGTGCAAAGAACTTCGGATGCCATCGCAACTGGGCAGAACTGTTCATAACTCCCTCGCTTCATTCCAGCGCCCTCCAAAGGCCAAAAGGGCCTGACGTTGAAGCCTAGCACTCTTAGCACCCCGCTACATTCGCTTTTAAACGAAACGAACCGAACGAGAACCGGGACCCAACATAGTAGTTTTCTAACCGGTTCACCGTGTCAACTATGGGCTCCTAGCCGATCTTCCTGAAGCCGCACACTTGAGAGCAACGAATGCCCACCTCCCGCGAAACCGTCCTCGCTGCGCTGCACGCGCGGCTGCAGCCGCTTGCCGCCCTCACCTTGCGTGACGAGGTGCTGCCAGAGCGGATCCCTGCGGCAGGGCTGATCATTCTGCGCGACGGCCAACCGGGCGAGCCGGAGGTGACCCTGTCGCCCCTACGCTACCATTACCAGCACCGGGCCGAGCTGGAGGTCGTCGTCCAGGCCCCGAATGGCCGGGCCAGCGCCTTTGACACCCTGATCACCGCCATCGGCGCGGCGCTGGAAGCCGACCGTACGCTGGGCGGCCTCTGCGACTGGATCGAACCCGAAGCCCCGGCCTCGGTTGACCTGCCTATCGAGGGCGCGGCGGCGCTGAAAGCGGCGGTGATCACCGTCGTGCTGCACTACACCACTTCCGGCCCTCTGGCCTGACACCCCCACATAAAGGAGACCCCCATGGCACGTGCGCAAGGCGCGCGGGCGCAGATGGCGCTTGCGTATGAGACAGTTTACGGCACCCCGCCGGTGAGTGGGTTCCGCTTGATGCCCTTTGCCCGGACGACACTCGGGTCGGAACAGCCGCTGCTGGAATCCGAACTGCTGGGCTATGGCCGCGATCCGCTGGCCCCGATCAAGGATGCGGTCACCGCCGACGGCGAGGTGGTGGTGCCGATCGATGTGGAGGCCTTCGGGTTCTGGCTGAAGGCGGCCTTCGGCCAGCCAGTCACCAGCGGCACCACGCCCAAGACCCACACTTTCCAATCCGGCAACTGGACGTTGCCCAGCATGTCGATCGAAACCGCCATGCCGGAGGTGCCGCGTTTTGCCATGTATTCTGGCTGTGTGCTGGATCAGTTGTCGTGGCAAATGCAGAGGTCGGGATTGCTCACGGCGACCGCCCGGCTCATTGCCCAAGGCGAAACCATCGCCGCCGCAACCGCCGCTGGCACACCGACCGCGCTGGGCCTGCAACGGTTTGGCCATTTCAACGGCACGGTGAAGCGCAATGGCTCGGCCTTGGGCAATGTGGTTTCTGCCGAAATCACCTATTCCAATAACCTCGACCGCATTGAAACCATCCGCGGCGATGGCCGCATTGATGGAGCCGACCCCACCATGGCCGCGCTGACCGGCCGGATCGAGGTGCGATTTTCTGACACGGCGCTGGTCACCCAAGCCATCGACGGCAGCCCTTGCGAGTTGGAATTCGTCTACAGCCTCGGGGCCAATGCCAGCTTCACCTTCACCGCCCACGCCGTATATCTGCCGATCCCGCGCATCGAGATCGCCGGGCCGCAAGGCGTGCAGGCCAGCTTCGACTGGCAGGCGGCCCGCGCCACCAGCCCGGCGCGCATGTGCACGGCCGTCCTTACCAACACACTCACAGGATACTGATCATGATCCGTCTGAACCTGACCGTTTCACCCGAATGGCTGGAATTGGCTTCCGGACTGCGCCTGCTCGTCGGACCCCTGACCACCGCGCTAATGGTTTCGGCCCGCGCCGATCCAGCCATAGAAGCCATGCCCGAAACGTCCACGACCGAAGAGTTGGCGCTGGCCATGGCGAAAGCCGTCGCCCGGCGCGCCGTGCTGGATTGGGAGGGTGTCGGCGATGATGCAGGCAATATCATCCCCGTTTCGCCAGAAGGAATCGACGCCCTCCTAGAAATCTGGCCGGTCTTTGAAGCCTTCCAGACCCAATACGTCGCGCGCGGGCTGATCCTGGACGCGGAAAAAAACGTCTCCGCGCTCTCGCCGACTGGTCCTTCGGCGGGGGCGATCGGTACTGCGCCGCCTGCCAGGGGCCGTGCCCAGACTGCCCCAAAAGACTGAACCAGCCCCAAACACAGGACGGCTGGCAGGTCTGGGATTTAGTTGGTCGCCTTGGCGGGCAGCTGCGGGTGATCCCCGGCGCTGTGCTGGGCTGGGACATGGGCGCGGCAATTGCTCTCGCCCGAGCGCTGGGCATCGACACCCTGATCGCCGCCGAACTGCTGCCCGAAATCGAGGCCTTGATGGTCCGTAAAGTGAACGAACAGATGGAAGGAAGCCGTGATGGCTGAAAAACGGGTCTCCGTCCGCCTCGTGGCGGAAGGCGGCCGCCAGGTGCGGGCCGAGTTGGAGGGTGTGGGCTCGGCTGGCGCGCGCGGCTTCGGGCGACTGTCGCGCGAGATGGACATGGCCAATGCCCGCGTGGCCGCTTTCGCTCGTCGTGCCACGCTGGCTGCAGCCGCCGCAACGGCGGCGCTGGCCGCCGCCGGGGCCGCGATGATCCGCTCGGGCCTGCAGACGGTGGACGCGCAGGCAAAACTGGCGCAGTCGCTCGGGACGACCGTCGCCTCGATCCAAACACTGGAGCGCGCAGGCGAGTTGGCCGGTGTGTCGATGTCCGGGATCGAGCAGGCCACGAAGGATCTGACGCGGCGGCTGAGCCAGGCTGCTGCCGGGACCGGCCCGGCCGCCGATGCGCTGGACCGGCTGGGTTTGTCGGCCTCCGACCTGATCGCTTTGCCGCTGGACCAGCGTGTCGGGGCGATCAACGCCGCCATCGCGGAATTCGTACCTGCGGCTGAGCGCGCCGCAGTCGCGGGGCAGCTTTTCGGCGAGGAAGGCTCCATCGCCATGTCGCGCATCGACACGGCGACACTACGCCAGGCGACAGAGGACGTGCTTGCCTTCGGGGTGGTGGTTTCCGAGCAGGATGCTGACCAGATCGAGCGGACCAATGATGCGATTTCCCGCCTCGGGCTGATCTGGCGCGGGGTTTCGAACCAACTGGCCGTGGCGGCGGCACCCGCGCTCGAGGCTGTGGCCAATGCGCTGGCCGCCGTCGCGCGCACCACCGGGCCGGTCGGTATCGCGATCACGGCACTGTTCGACAATATCGGACGGCTGACGACCTATGCCGCCACATTCGCGGGCCTCATGGCCGGGCACTGGGTGGCAGGCATGGCCATGGCCGCGCTGTCGGTGCGGGGCCTCGCCACAGCGCTGGTGTTCCTGCGCGGGGCGCTCATCCGGACCGGGATCGGCGCGCTGATCGTCGGCGCGGGCGAGCTCGTCTATCAGTTCACCCGACTTATGGCCGGTGCTGGTGGCTTTGGTAACGCCATGGGTTTGCTCTCCGACCTCGCCTCCGAGGTCTGGGGACGCATCGGTCTGGCGCTGGATGCAGAGCTAGCGCGAATGGCAGCAGGTTGGGAGGGAATGAAGGCCACTGCGCTGACGGCGCTCGACGGTGCAGTGACGGGCGTGTTCAGCTTTGGCGACCGGTCGGTGGCTGTGTTCCAGGGCGCATTCGATGCGATGAAGGCGATCTGGGGGCGGCTTCCCGGTGCCATTGGCGACTTCGCGTTTCAGGCGGCAAACGGTCTGATCAGCGGGGTCGAGTCGATGCTGAACGGTGTCGTCACCCGGATCAATGGGTTCATTGCAACGCTAAACGCAGCGCTGGACCTGCTCCCCGAATGGGCAACCGGCGAAGGTGGCGTGCGGCTCGGCACACTTGATCCGGTGACGCTCGGCGGGATTGACAACCCTTTCGCGGGGGCGGCCGAGACGGCGGGAGCTGCGGCAGCCGATGCATTCTCGGCGGCGCTGGGGCGAACTTACGTCGATACGCCTGATCTGGGGCTTGGGGCGGCGGCCGACGATGCCAGCGCCCGAGCTGACGGCTACCGCGAGGCGGCAGGCATGTTGGCGGATGCGGCTGGCCGCCCCTTGGCGAGTTGGCAGGCGCTGCAGGATGCGATGACCAGCGCCGGGACGGAGGCGGAAACAGCCCTCGCGGATGCTGCCACCTCGGCGGATGCGCTCGGGGTTGAACTTGATGAGACGGCCGCCGCTGCCGGTGGCGCTGGAGCCGCCGCACGCGCAGCCGGAGCGGCGGCCGCCGAGGGTGCGGCACAAGCCGCAACCGGCTGGGGCGCGGTTACTGCTGCGTTGGCCGACTATGCCACCAAGGCTCGCGATATTGGCAGCGATATCGGCCAGACGCTGGTCGGGGCGTTCCAGAGCGCAGAGAACGCCGTGGGCGACTTCGTCAAAACCGGCAAGCTGGACTTCAGCGGCCTCGTCACCTCGATGATCGCTGATCTCGCCAAACTGGCCGCGCGGCGCTTTATCCTCGGACCCATCGCCAATGCCTTATCGGGCGCGTTTGGCGGTGCGGGTGGATTGTTCGCAAACATCCTCCACGCGGGCGGCATAGTCGGATCGCCGGGCCCGGGCCGGATGGTGCCTGCGCTGGCCTTCGCCAATGCCCCGCGCATGCATGCGGGCGGCTGGGCCGGGATCAAGCCCGACGAGGTTCCGGCAATCCTGCAGCGGGGCGAACGTGTTCTGTCGCGCCGCGAGGCAGCAGGTTACGGCCAAGGGCAATCCGCTGCACCATCCATCAATGTGACCATCAACGCCCGTGACGCCGAAAGCTTCCGGCAGTCCCGCACACAAGTTGCGGCTGATATCGCCCGCGCCGTTTCTCTCGGTCGGAGGGGCATGTGATGGCGTTCCATGAGGTTCGGTTTCCCGACAACATCAGCCGGGGTGCGCGCGGCGGGCCGGAGCGACGCACGCAAGTGGTCGAACTAGCCTCCGGTGATGAAGAGCGCAACGCCAGCTGGGCCAACTCGCGCCGCCGCTATGACGTGGCCTATGGCATTCGTCGCGCTGATGATCTGGCGGCGGTCGTCGCCTTCTTTGAGTCCCGCAACGGTCGCCTGCACGGGTTTCGCTACAAGGACTGGGCCGATTACAAATCCGCCCTGCCGTCGCAGGCGATCACCACAACAGACCAGCAGATCGGCACTGGCACCGGTAGTCTGCAGAGCTTCCAACTGGCGAAACGCTACACATCCGGCGCGCAGACATGGGTCCGGACCATCACCAAACCTGTCGCTGGAACCGTCCGCGTAGCGCTGGCCATGGTGGAGCAGATGTCGGGCTGGACGCTGGATGCCACCACCGGCGTCATCACCTTCACCACTGCCCCAGCGGGCGGCGTCATCGTCCGCGCTGGTTTTGAATTCGATGTGCCGGTGCGCTTTGACAGCGACACGCTCGACGTCACCCTCGACTTTGAACGGCTCGGGTCGATCACCTCCATCCCCCTCTTGGAAATCCGCAGATGAAAACCCTCTCCCCGGCGCTGCAGACCCATCTCGATGACGGCACCACTACCTTGTCTTGGTGCTGGAGGATCAGCCGCGCCGACGGCATGGCGCTGGGCTTTACCGATCATGACCGTGCCCTCAGCTTCGATGGTACCGAGTTTGAGCCCGAAAGCGGGTTTGCCGCCTCGGAAATCCGTTCTGGTTCCGATCTCGCGGTTGATGCGCAGGATGCCACCGGAGTGCTGACCTCGGATCGGATTACGGAAACCGACATTCTCGACGGGCGCTGGGACAATGCGGCGGTCGAGCTGTGGAGGGTGAATTGGGCCGATGCCAGCCAGCGTGTGCTGTTGCGCCGGGGTGCAGTGGGGCAAATCCGGCGCGGGCGCATGGCATTTGTTGCCGAGGTCAGGTCCCTGGCGCATGTGCTGGGTCAGACGGTCGGGCGCACGTTTCAGGCGGGTTGCGACGCGCGCTTGGGCGAAACCCGCTGCGGGATCGCTCTGGAAAACGCCATCTACAAGGGTACGGGCGTCGTCACCGACCTCTTGCGCGACCGGGCGTTGATGGCGTCGGGGCTGGCTGGTTTTGGCGCGGGCTGGTTCACGTCAGGCACACTCATCTGGACCAGCGGCGCAAATGTTGGGCGCGTCACCGAAGTGCTGTCCCATGGCTTGGCCGATGCCATCGCGACGCTGACCTTGCTGGAAGCTCCAGTGTTACCCATCGCCGAGAGCGACAGTTTCATCGCACGCGCGGGCTGCGACAAGCGGATCGTGACCTGCAGCGCCAAGTTTGCCAATGTCGCCAATTTCCGGGGTTTCCCCAACATCCCCGGCCAAGATGCTGTCCTGCGCTATGCCAGCCAGGACGGCGGCCACGAAGGGAACGTGCTGTGACGACCGCCGATCCCGCCTTGGTCATCGCCGTCGCGCGGTCTTGGCTTGGCACGCCCTACCACGATCAGGCGAGCCTGCGCGGCGTCGGCTGCGATTGCCTCGGCCTCGCGCGCGGCGTTTGGCGCGAGGTGGTCGGGGATGAGCCATTCCCGATCCCGCCCTACAGTCGGGATTGGGGCGAGACCGGGCCGCGCGAGGTTCTGGCTGAAGGCGCGCGCCAGATGATGCCGGAGATCACCCCCGCTGATGCTGGGCCCGGCGCGCTGGTCCTGTTCAGGATGGCCCCGCGTGCCATCGCCAAGCATGTCGGGATCCTGACCGCACCCGACCGTTTCATCCATGCCTATGAGCGGCTGGGCGTGGTCGAGGAACAGCTGACCCCATCCTGGCGGCGACGCATCGCTTTTGCTTTCCTGTTCCCAAAAGACTGAAACCACACACATGGCGACATTAGTTCTTGGCGCGATTGGCTCTGCAATCGGTGGGTCCATCGGGGGCACCTTGCTCGGCGTCAGCGCCTTCACGATTGGTGGCTTCATCGGCTCCAGCATCGGGTCGGTCGTCGACAACTGGATCGTCTCGTCCCTCGCCCCGGCGCAGCGCATCGAGGGCGCGCGGCTGGACAGCTTGCGCATCACATCCTCGACCGAAGGGGCGGTGATCCCGCGCCTGTTCGGCCGGATGCGTATTGGTGGCAACATCATCTGGGCCACGGATTTTCGCGAGGAGGTCAACACAACCAGCCAAGGCGGCGGCAAAGGCAGCGGGCCCAAGGTCACCACGACGGAATACCTCTACTTTGCCAGCTTCGCCGTGGCCCTCTGCGAGGGCGAGATCACCGGCATTGGCCGGGTCTGGGCCGATGGCAAGCCGATGGATATGACCGGAGTTACCTGGCGATGGTATCCGGGCGATGAGGTGCAGATCCCCGATCCATTCATCTCGGCCAAGATGGGTGCTGCCAACACACCCGCCTATCGCGGCACCGCCTATGTCGTGTTCGAAGAGTTGAACCTCAGTACCTTCGGCAACCGTTTGCCGCAGATCAGCTTCGAGGTGTTCCGGCCCCTCGCCGATCCCGATACCGCTGAAGGGCTGGTCAAGGCCGTGACGATGATCCCGGCCTCGGGCGAGTTCACCTATGCCACCGCGCCGGTCAAGAAATCTGCCGGTGCAGGCGGCGCGACCGTAGCCGAGAACCTGAACGCAATCACCGACACCGCTGACATCGTGGTGGCGCTGGACCGGTTGCAATCCTTGGCCCCTGCAGTGGAAAGCGTTAGCCTCGTCGTAGCGTGGTTCGGGGATGATCTGCGCGCCGGGAACTGCAAGGTCCGTCCGGGCGTCGAGGTTGCGGCCAAGACCACCACGCCCTCACCTTGGGCTGTGAATGGCGCCGGCCGTGCCGATGCATTTCTTGTCAGCCGTGATGCCGAGGATCGTCCCGTCTATGGCGGCACCCCTGCCGACTTTGCCGTGGTGCAGGCGATCCAGGAGATGAAGGCGCGCGGGCTGCGCGTGACCTTCTATCCCTTCATTCTGATGGACGTGCCGCCTGGCAATACAAAACCCAATCCCTACAGCGCCAATTCCGCCACCGCTGGCCAGCCGACCTTTCCTTGGCGCGGGCGCATCACCTGCTCCCCTGCGGCTGGTTTCGCGGGTTCGGTGGACAAGACCGCGACGGCAGCGACCCAAGTATCTGCGCTGTTCGGCACCGCCACACCCGCAAACTTTACCGTTTCCGGCGAAACGGTCGACTGGACCGGCCCGGTTGGTGAGTGGGGCTTGCGCCGGATGATCCTCCATTATGCGCATTTGTGCAAAGCGGCTGGAGGCGTGGACGCTTTCCTGATCGGCTCTGAGATGCCCGGTCTGACCACAATCCGCAGCGGGGCCAGCACTTACCCTGCGGTGACCGCCTTCAAATCCCTCGCGGCTGATGTGCGCGCGATCCTCGGCGCTGGGCCCAAGATCGGATACGCGTCCGATTGGTCGGAATACTTCGGGCATCATCCCAGCGATGGGTCGGGCGATGTGTTCTTCCACCTCGACCCGCTCTGGTCGGATGCGAATATCGACGTCATCGGCATCGATAACTACATGCCGCTGTCCGATTGGCGCGATGGTTTCGATCATGCCGACGCTGCGCTGGCACCGGCGATCTATGACCGGGCCTATCTGCAATCCAACATCACTGGTGGTGAAGGCTTTGACTGGTTCTATGCCAGCGCCTTGGACCGAACCGCGCAAAATCGCGCGCCGATCAGCGATGGCGCGGCCGCGAAGCCATGGGTTTTCCGCTTCAAGGATCTGCGCGCATGGTGGCAAAACCCGCATTTCAACCGCCCGGGTGGGATGGAGAGCGGCACGCCGACGGCGTGGGTGCCGCAGTCCAAGCCAATCTGGTTCACCGAACTGGGGTGCCCGGCCATCGACCGCGGGACCAACCAGCCGAACGTCTTCTTTGATCCCAAATCGTCGGAGAGCTTCACACCCTACTTTTCACGCGGCTGGCGGGATGATGCGATCCAGCGCGCCTATCTCGAGGCGACCTATCTGTTCTGGGGCGCTGCGGCGAACAACCCGACCTCATCGGTCTATGGCAACCGGATGGTGCATGTGCCCGAATGCGCCGCCTGGACATGGGACGCCCGCCCCTATCCGTTCTTCCCCGGGCTGACCGAGGTCTGGACCGATGGTCCGAACTGGCGGCTCGGGCATTGGCTGACCGGGCGGCTGGGGGCTGTGTCCTTGGCCGCGCTGGTGCGGCATCTGTGCCTGCGCGCTGGAATGCCCGAGGAATTGATCGACGTCTCCGGCCTCTGGGGCGCGGTCGAGGGCTATGTCATCTCGGCGCTGGAAGCCCCGCGCGCTTCGATAAGTACGCTGGCCAGACATTTCGGGTTCGATGCCTTGGAGAGCGAAGGGCGCATCAAGTTCCTGATGCGCGGCCGCATTGCCGGTCTGACCATCACGCCCGACAGCATGGTCGCACCTGCCTCGGCGCAGGGCGACGTGATAGAACTGACCCGCGCTCAGGAAACCGAACTGCCGCAGGCCCTAAAGTGGCAAGTCGCCCGTGCCGACGAGGACTATGACGCGGCACAGGTCGAAGCTCGGCGTATCACCGTCGACACAACCCGGATCGCATCCGAGGCTTTCCCGATGGCGATCCCGTCCGAGGAGGCAGAACGCTGCTGCCGCCGCGCGCTGATGGAGGCTTGGGTGGGCCGGGAAAGTGCGGTGTTTCGCCTGCCGCCCTCGCGACTTGCGCTGGATCCCTGCGACGTGATCCTGCTTGATCATGACGGACGCCTGACGGAAATGCGCCTCGTGTCCATCGCGGATTCCGACCTGCGCAGCGTCGATGCCGTGCGGCAGGACCGCGCGGTCTATGACCTGCCACCCGGCGAGCCGCGCCCGGCCACGCTGTCGACGCCGACAGTCTTTGGCGCACCCGACATCGTACTTCTGGACCTGCCACAGCTGCGCGAAGATCAGCCCGCGCATCGCCCCATGGTCGCGGCACATGCCAAGCCATGGCCGGGCGAGATCGCGGTTTACCGCAGCCCCGCGACGGACGGCTTTGCCCTGCTGACCACCTTCGGCACGCGCGCCAGCATGGGCGTGCTGGCGGCAGATTTCTTCGCCGGGCCGGTGTCGCGCTTCGATCTGGGCAATGCGCTGGTTGTTGACCTGTTTTCCGGCACACTGGAGAGCGTCACGGACATCACCCTGCTGGGCGGGGCCAACGCGCTGGCCATTGAGGCCGCCGCTGGGCAATGGGAAATCGTCCAGGCAGGCACAGCCGAGCTGATCGCGCCCGGCCGCTATCGCCTGACCCGCCTGTTGCGTGGCCAGCGCGGAACCGAAGGGGCGATGGTCAGCATGGTGCCGACTGGCGCGCGGGTGGTCGTGCTGGACACAACTCTTACCAGTCTGCCGATTGCGGAAGCCGATCTTGGTCTGCCGTGGAACTGGCGCATCGGCCCGGCCTCCAAGCCGGTCAGCGACGAAACCTTTGTTGCCACCAGTTTCACCCCCGAGGGCGCTGGGCTGCGGCCCTTCTCGGTCGTGCATGTCGAGCAGCCTTGGCGTACCGCCCGCAGCCCCGGCGATCTGACCATCCGCTGGACGCGCCGGTCGCGATCGCTGGCCGCCGACACCTGGGGGATGGGCGATGTGCCGCTGGCTGAGGATGTTGAAGCCTACGAGGTGGAAATCCGCGATGGCGGGGCGGTGAAGCGCACGCTGACCACCACGACGACCAGCGCCCTCTACACCGCCGCACAGCAGACCGCCGATTGGGGCGCGCCCCTCGGGCCGGGCCAATTCCTCGCCATCCGCATCTACCAGCTCTCTTCCCTGATCGGTCGGGGCGCTAGGCGATCCGTCACCATTATCTTCTGAAGGCTATCATGTCCGACATCACCACCCATCTCCTACTGCCATACATCCTGGCCTCGCAGGCGCAAAAGCACGTCACCCATAACGAGGCGCTGCGGCTGCTGGATGCCATGGTTCAGCTGTCGGTCCTCGACCGAACCCGAACCGCCCCACCCGTCAGCCCCGTCGACGGCGGCCGGCATATTGTAGCATCGGGCGCGACGGGTCTGTGGGCTGGCTGGGATCTGAACGTCGCCTTCTGGGTCGACGGCGTCTGGATGCGGCTGGTCCCGCGCCCGGGCTGGCTGGCGTGGATCGCGGATGAGGCGGCCTTTGTCGTCTGGAATGGGTCGGCCTGGGATCTGGTTGGCGAACCGGTCGATGTTTCGGACGCCATTTTCAGCCTGGTGAATGATGCCGATCCAACCAAGAAGGCGGCGTTCTCGCTGTCTGGGATTACGACGGGCACGACCCGGACCTTCACGCTGCCGAACACCTCGTCGGAACTGGCGATCCTTGCGGGCACCCAGACGTTCAGCGGCAACAAGACCTTTTCGGGCACGCTGACGGCCTCAGGCACTGTCACAGTTTCGGCGGCGGCGGCCACCATCGGCACGGCAACAACAACCGCCACCTACGGCATGGGCACAGGAGCCACGACCACCGGCGTCACCAAGACCTTGAACCTCGGCACTGGCGGGGCGAATGGATCCACGACTGTCATCAACATTGGGTCCGCCACGGCAGGCGCGGGCGGCACGACCGTGGTGAACACGCCCAATGTCACCTTCGCCAACGCCGTCACGCAGGTTGGAATGCCCCAAGCAAACTTGACCGCCCAGCTTCTCGGCCTCGGCGGGGCCACGGCCGACAGCTACAACCGTTTGTCGATGAACACCCCTGCGGTGCTGCTGAACAACGCCGGTGCCGGGATCGAGGCCACCGTCAACAAGGCCGCCGCCGGGAATGATGCGGCCTTCGCCTTCAAGACCGGGTTTTCCGCCCGCGCTCTGATCGGCCTTCTCGGCAACGACGATTTCAGCTTCAAGGTCAGCCCGAATGGCTCGACCTTCTTCGATGCGATCCGGATCGACCGCACCTCCGGCCGGGTCGAACTGCCCGAGCCGCTGGTGATCCCCGCCCTATCCGCCGCGCCCGATCCGCCGCCTGCAGGCAAGCTCGCGGTCTATGCGCGCGACCGTGCCGGGGCCGGGTGGCTGGATGTGCAGCGCCCCTCGGGCCGGTTCTTTCCCCTGCAGCCGCATTTCGGGGTCAACCGGGTGGCGACGTGGGCACCGTCATCTGGCACAACAGTGAACAGCAACGGCATGCCGCGTACGGTCGTCGGCACGGTGGCCACGCCGACACTGGCGACCACCAATCTTTCGACCAGCATCCGGCGCTGGCGCGTCACAAGCGCGGCAACGGTTGATGCGGCGGCACAGGAGCGATCAGCGGGCTGGGTCTGCTGGCGCGGCAATGCCGATGGCTTGGGCGGGTGGAGCTATGTCAACCGCCTGTCGCTGACCACCCTGCAGGCCACCGGAATGGGGTTCTTCGGGCTCTATGGGTCGACTGCGGCACTGGCCGCCACGCTGACGTTAGCCGCTACGGCCAACTGCATCGGGATCGGCTTCCAGCGCGGCACCCACGCCAACTGGCAGCTGGTGCACAACGATGGCACCGGTGCACCGACGCTGATCGACCTCGGTGCCAACTTCCCGGTGGCCAGCATGACCAATGTGCTGACGCTCTACATCGCCGCCGCGCCGAATGGGTCGGATATTGGCGTGCGGGTGGTCGAGGAGGTCAGCGGGGCGGCGGTTGAATTCACCGTCACCACCGACCTGCCCGCTGCCACCCAGCTGCTCAGCCCGCGCAATTACATGAACAACGGCGCGGCGGCGGCCGCCGTCGCCTACGACTGCTCCGGCGTCTACGTCGAGACCGATTACTGAAGGATATCATCATGACAGAACGAACCACCCTGTTGCAGGAGGTCGGCGCGGCCTTCCGAGACAACGGACTGACCGCCGCCATTACCGCGTTGATCGGCGGGTTCATCGCGCTTCTCGCCGCCGTCACGCGCCGCGCCTTCACCAATGACGCGATGTTGCTGCGGCTGGACCGCGAGTTGCTGGCCGAACGCGACCGCGTGGACCGCCAGCGCGCCGAGGACCGCAAGGGCGATGCCGACCGGCTAGAACGCATCGAGACCGACATCCGCGCCATGCGGGATCTGATGTTTGAGGCGTTCCAGCGCGGCCGCACCGACTGACCAAGACCAAAACCACACTGAACCTGCCACCCCACCCGCCCTCGAGGCGGGTTTTGCATTTCTGGAGACCGATCATGCCGACCACGACCTACGCCCATTTCCGCGACGTGCCCGAAAGCGCATGGCGCTGGCCCAGCTTCTCGCCCGCTGAAATCGCCTGCCGCGGCACGGGCGCGATCAAGATCAACTCCGAGGCCATGGACAAACTGCAGTCCCTGCGCAACCGCCTCGGCAAACCGCTGATCGTCCGCTCTGGCTATCGCAGCCCCAGCCACAACCGCGCCGTCGGTGGGGCCCCGGCCTCCAAGCACATGCTGGGCACGGCGTTCGACATCGCAATGTCGAACCACGATCCGGTGGCTTTTGAGGCGGCGGCGCGGGCGGTGGGCTTTCTGGGCTTCGGCACCTATCCCCGCTCGGGTTTCATGCACATCGACCTCGGGCCAGCGCGGTCTTGGGGCGAACCCTTCCCGGCTCGCGCGACGCCCTTCGTGCCAGAGGTGGCCCCTGTCCGTGAAATTTTGGCAAACAGCCGCACTCTGAGAGGCGGTGGAGCAGCCGGGATCGCCACCGTCGGCGCGGCGGGTGTTGAAGTCGCGCAGGAGGTTCTCGCGGAAACCCAATCGGCGATCCTGCCCCTGGTGCCCTACCTCGACACCCTGCGCTGGGTATTCGTCGCCGTGGCGCTGGTGGGCATCGCCGTCGCCATCCACGCCCGCGTTGACGACTGGAAGCGGGGGCAGCGATGATAGGCTGGATCGCCACAATCCTCACCAGCGGCCCTGCGCGCACAGCGCTGGGCCTGTTGCTGGCAGCAATCACCATCGCCCTTTTCGTGCTGAACCTCCGCCGCGCTGGTGAACGTACCGGGCGGTTGGCAGAGCGGCTATCAACATCGGAGAGAACACATGAAATCCAACGCCAGATGCTCGACGCCGCCAGCCGCCGCCCCGCTGATCGCGATGCTCTGGCTCAGCGCTTGCGCGATGGGAGGTTCTGATGGCCTGGGGCATGTCTGTCCCCAGGTAGTGGAATACAGCGCAGACGATCAGGCGCGCGCCGTCGAGGAGGTCAGGGGTTTGCCGGAAGACGCAATGATCGTCCGGATGCTCAGCGATTATGCCGTGTTGCGCGATCAGGTGAGGGCGTGTCGGTGA